CTCTCCGAACCAGTTCATGACGTGGCCCAAGTTCCTCGCCAGGTGCGCGACCATCTTCTACAACGAGAACAACCTGTTCATCGTGCCAGCCTACATGGAGGGCACGGACATCAAGACTGGCATCTACCCGCTGAAGCCCATCCACACGGATGTCGTCGACGTAGGGGGCGAGGCCTGGTACAGGTTCACGCTCGCCGACGGCAAGGTTATGGCCATCGAGTGCAAGGAAGTGTGCCTCCTCACCAGGTTCCAGTACAAGAGCGACTTCTTCGGCTCGCCGAACATCCTGGACTCCACCCTGGGCCTCATGCACGCCCAGGAGCAGGCGCAGGAGCAGGCCATGAAGAACGGGGCCTCAATCCGCTTCATAGGCGCTCTGAACGGCCAGGTGCGCGAGGAGGACATGGAGAAGAAGCGAGACCGCTTCACCGAGCAGAACCTCTCGAACCACAACAAGACGGGCATGATGGTCTACGACGCCACGTTCAAGGACGTGCAGCAGGTCGACCCGAAGTCCTGGACAATCGACCCGCAGGAGATGAAGCGCATCCGCGAGGACGTGTTCTTCTACTTCGGCATGAACGAGTCCATCCTCACCAACGACTACTCCGAGGAGCAGTGGGGCGCGTTCTACGAGGGCGTCATCGAGCCGTTCGCAATCCAGCTCGGCGAGGGACTCTCGCAGATGCTCTACACGATGCGCGAGCGCCCGAAGAACAAGGTCGTGTTCTCGGCGTCCAGGCTCCAGTACGCATCCAACGCCACGAAGCGCAACATGAACAAGGACATGCTCGACCGTGGCGTGTACACGCTCAACGACGCCCTCCAGGTACTCCAGATGCCGCCCGTCGAAGGCGGCGACGTGCGCATCCTGCGCGGCGAGTACAAGGTCGGGCACACCATCGACGAGATTTTCAAGGCCCAGCAGGCCCAGCTCGCCGCATCTGGCGGCGCGAAGGGCAGCGAATGGGCCGACATAGACAGGGACGAAGCCGACGCCGACAACCTCAGAGGAGATTCCGAGGGCTACGGCGAAGGCGGCGACTTCGACACGGGGACAGGAGGAAGACGTGCCGATTAAGAACGAGGAGAGGCAGTACCGCATGATGAGCACCCCGCTCTTCGTGCCCGATGCCAAGGAGGAACGTTTCACGGACGACCGTGGGCAGGAGAGCGTCCTCTACAACAACCGCTTCAACAGCGAGTGCTACGTGGAGGGATACGCCACCACGTTCGACGACCCGTACCTCATGTTCGAGGGGTGCGACGGCTGGAAGTACATGGAAATCATCGACCGCCACGCGCTCGACGACGCCGACCTCTCGGATGTCATCTTCCAGTACGACCACGAGGGCCGCGTATACGCACGCAACACGAACAACACGCTGCACTTCGAGACGAACGACCACGGCTTCTTCATCGCGGCCGACCTCTCGAAGACCTCCCTCGCACGCCAGATGTACGAGGACATCCAGGTTGGCAACGTCACGCGCATGAGCTGGGCGTTCATCCCGACCGAGGAGCAGTACACGGAGGACTACGAGAACAAGGTATTCACCACGCGAATCATGCGTGTGAAGAAGGTGTTCGATGTCAGCGCGGTTAGCTACCCCGCCGACCCCAACACCGAAATCAGCGCACGTCACCTCATCAACGGAGAGATTGAGGCCAGACGGCTGCGGGAGTCGCAGCAGCGCGAGCTTGACCGCAAGCGCCAGGAGATTGCGCTGCGGGCCAAGAGAATGGCAATCCGTTAAGAGGAAAGGAGAACTCATGGAGTTCACCGCAATGGATGCTCGGGCCTACCGCAGCCTGAACACCGAACTGTACCAGGAGCGCCGCTCCATGGTGCTGTCCCTGGCAGAGGAGCTGCCCGAGGACGCTACCGAGGAGCAGATGCGCTCCATCGAGGAGGAACTGGGCTTCATCAAGGCCGAGGACGCACGCCGCGACCAGCTGACCGAGCTGCGCAACCACAAGGCCGCGCAGGTCATCAACCAGGCCGCTCCCGTCTCCGTCGTCGACAGCACCTCCGCTCCCGAGGCTCCCGCCAAGCGTTCCAAGACGCTGGGCGAGCGTGCATGGGACGAGATGAAGAAGCGCGGTTACAGCCGTGACGAACGCTTCCAGGTCTCCGACATCGCCTTCCGCTCCGCTTCCGACACCCAGACCGTCGGCGAGCTTGACGGCGAGTCCAGCCCGAACTACTACGACTACGCGCTGACCCAGGTCGACCAGGAAATCAAGGAGGGCTACCGCCGTCCGATGACCGTCTGGGACCTGTTCAGCCACGAGGTCACCGAGAAGGATTCCGTCACCTGGTTCGTCGAGGGCGCTATCGACGGTGACGCTGGCATGACCGCCGAGAACGGCGCGTTTTCCCAGCTGCACGTCAACGACCCCGTCGCCGTCACCACGTCGCTGAAGAAGGTCACGGCCCTCTGGCGTCAGACCGACGAAATCCTGTCCGACGCCCCGCGCTTCGTGAGCCACGTCAACTCCCGCGCAGCCTACAAGCTCGATGTCAAGGTCGAGGACCAGCTGCTCATCGGCAACGGCTCTGGCCAGAACCTCACGGGCCTCGCCAACACGTCGGGCATCCTCACGGCTAGCGCCGACGGCTTCAACATGGCCTTCATCGAGTCCCTGCTCGACCAGCGCACCAAGATTCGCAAGGCGACGCCGAACTTCAACGTCGACACGCTGCTCCTGGCCGACGAGGACTACGACGCCCTCATGAAGCTGAAGAACAGCGCCGACCAGTACGTGCTCGGCGGCCCGACGGGCTTCGTGTACGGCAACGGCGTGACCATCGGCAAGAACCTGTGGAACACCATCACCATGGTCCCGACGCCCGCCCTGACGAGCGGCACCGCCATCCTCGGCGCGTTCAAGGACGGCGCTACGGTCTACTCGCACGTGACTGGCCGCCGCTTCGACGTTGGCTACGACGGCGAGGACTTCAGCCACGGCCGCGTCTCGTTCCGCGCCTACCAGCGCCTCGCGCTCGCGGTCGAGTACCCGACGGCGTTCTGCAAGTACACGGTCGCGACCTCTGGCAGCTCGCTGTCTGCTTAGGAGGCTACCAATGAACGTCATCGCCCTGGTGGATTTCCACGACAACCTGAAGAACTGCGACCGCAGGCGCGGTGAGGAGTTCGTCGTGACCAAGGAACGCTTCGAGCAAATCAACGCCGTCGGCGCTGAGAAGATTGGCGGCCCCATCGTGGAGGAAGTCCGCAGGGAACCCGCCCCCGCGAAGGAGTCTCCCGAGTCGCGTGCGAAGAAGGCACCCGCCAAGCGCCGCGCAGCCGCCAAGAAGACGGACGGTGACTAGGTGACGCTCTTCGCCGACATCAAGACGAGCCTGCGCGTCACGTCCGACGCCTTCGATTCCGAGGTGCGGATGCTGATTAACGCGGCCCTCTACGACATGGAGAGGGCGGGAGTCAACCCCGCCCTCCTCGAAGTGTCGAGCGGCGACCTCGTCGCCGACAACGACTTCGTCAAGCAGGCGGTCACGGCCTACTGCAAGGCGAACTTCGGCTACGACGTTACCGAAGCCCAGCGTTTCGACGACTCGTACCGCCGCATCGTGTGCGACCTGCTCAACTCCAGGGAGAACATCGCGGCAATCGAGAGGGAGCTTTCCGAGGAGGAGGGCCAGTAGTGCGCTGGAACGAGACATGCACCCTCATCGCATCGAGCTACCAGCCCGATGCGAGGGGCGCGATGCAGCCCGTGGAGACCGAGACCGAGGTCTTCTGCAACCCGCAGCACGTGGGCGCGAACACCTGGTCGTCGATGTACGAAATCGGCATCTCGGTCGACGCGAAGCTGCAAGTGCGCACCATCGACTACGACGGGCAGCGCGACGTTCGCTATCGCGGCAAGCGCCACTCGGTCGAGGTCGTGGACGAGCGCGGGGACTTCACGCTCCTCACGCTCAGGGTGCAGCAGTCCGACAAGGAGCATCCGAGGAACGAGTCCTATCCCGCAGCAGAGGACATCGTCGAGGACGGAGAGGGGAGTGTAATCAATGCCTAGAAACATGTTCTGCACCCCCGACACGTTCGCCGTCTCCCTCCAGGAACTCGTCGGGGACATTCCAGAGACGGTGGCCGAGAAGACTGGCGACGTTGTCGCCAAGTATTCCCGCAGGGGGGCTAAGAAGGTCAAGGAGCACGCCGCCAAGGGCGGCAAGCACGCCTGGTCAGGCGAGTACGTCGGTGGCTTCTCGTCGCGTGTCAAGCGCGGCCCAGAGACAACTGGCGAAATCGGCAACAGGGCGAAACCTGGCCTCGTCCACCTCCTTGAGAAGGGCCACGCCACGCTCACTGGCCGCAGGACGAACGCCTACCCGCACATGGCTCCCGCGTTCGACGAGATTAAGGACGACTTCTACAAGGAGGTCGTC